TAGAAAAATTAGTAAGCGTATCTGCAACAGGCACAATAGGCACACTTGCTATCAGTAATACAGTTACCCTCACAGGCGTAAGTGCTACAGGTTCTGTAAACACTGTAGAAGACAAACCAACTGAAGTATTAGGTAGCGTTAGTGCTACAGGAAGTATTGGTACTCTCGCCTTCAGTAACGCATTTACTATTACAGGAGTAATCGGAACATTCTCAGTAGGTACACTAACAACAACAGGTGTAATTACTGTATTTACTGCGTCAGCTTTTGACAGAAGACACGTTGTTACTGTTCTACCTAAACAAACAAGTTCGCAAAGAGTTGTAAACATTGTGACAGAGCAAATGAGTTCACACAGAACTGTTACTGTTCTACCATCACAAACAACTTCTCAAAGAAGAAAGGCAGCCTAATGTCTCTTAAATGGCCCGATAAAGATCCTGATGAGCAATTGGACTACTCTATTGATTGGGGTCCTGCTTTAGATACAGATACCATTTCATCATTAGTATGGAAAATCTACGATGCAGATGGAGTACTACAGACTTGGTCAGACAGCCAAATTGTAAATGGTTTGCAACTTGTTAGTCGTACCAACACAGATACCGTTGCCACAATATACTTAGGAAGTGGCACTGCTTTTACAACGTATAAAATAGTGTGTCGTATGACTGCCAGTGACGCAACTATCCGTGAACAAGAAGTTCGCATAAGAGTCGTGGAGAAAAACTAATGGCTTATAACTACCTTTCTCTAACAAATGAAATCTGCAGACGACTTAATGAGACAGAATTAACATCAAGTAATTTTGCAACAGCAACTGGTTTTTACGCCCAAGTAAAGGATGCGATTAATTCTGCAATTCGTGACATCAACCAAAAACATTTTAGTTGGCCCTTCAATCACAACACAGATGACATAACTCTTACTGCAGGTGAGCTAAGATACCCTTTACCAGAGAACGCAAAGTACACAGACTTTGATACTGTCCGTATCTTACGTAACGCTTCACTAGGTCTTAATGAAGCACGAAGATTAAAGCAATTAAGTTACGACGAGTACATAGATAAATATATAGACCAAGAAGGTGAAACTGACGCCACAAAGGGAACAGTACCTGAATACATCGTTCGCTCACAAGATGGCGATATTATTGTAGCACCAATGCCAAACAAAGCTTACACAATTGAATATGAATTCTTTATGTTTCCTGCAGATTTAGAAACATATGACGATGTACCAACTATACCCTTCAGATTCAAACATGTTATTGTTGATGGTGCAATGTACCACTCGTACATGTTTAGAGATAATCTTGAGTCGGCTACCATCTCTGCTCGTAAGTTTGAAGATGGATTGAAGCAAATGAGAACTTTGCTTGTTAATGAAAACGTATACGCAAGGGCTGTTTAATGCCTGATAGGTGGCAAACACATTCATTTGAATTTAAAGGTGGCTTGATAACAAACCTTTCCCCTTATCAGCAGGGGTTTCAAGCTCCCGGATCAGCAAGAATACTGCGTAATTTTGAACCATCTATCTTTGGTGGATACAGAAGAGTAGAAGGATTCTCTAAGTTCGATACAAACGCTGTAACGAATACAGGTGTTATTAGAGGTGTGTACTATTACAGTAACGAAGTGTATGCCGTACGAGGAGATGACTTATTCAAGTCTAGTGGTTCAGGATGGACACAAGTAAGTGACAACGCAACCTACAGTAGTGGGGGTGTTACAGTTGGTGGTACAGGTAAGGTACGTTTTGTAAAGTACGACTTTGATGGTACAGAAAAGCTTATGCTCGTTGACGGCACAGGTAAACCATTCAGATTTGATGGAACTACATTTGAACAACTGTCTTCATTACCCTCCGATACATCAGGTTCTAAGTTTGTAATCAATTTTAAGAACCACATCTTTCTTGGAAATGGTAAAAACCTTGTTTTTTCTGCTCCTTATGCAGATACGGACTTTACAAGTGCGAGTGGCGGTGGTATAATAAACGTAGCGGATGCGATCACAGGGTTGATTGTCTTTCGTGATCAACTCATTGTATTTAGTGAAAATAGCATTAATGTAGTTGCAGGAAGTAGTGTAGGTGATTTTCAACTAAAACCAGTTTCTCGTGATTTAGGTTGTATTGCAGAAGATACTATACAAGAAATTGGTGGAGATGTTATATTTTTAGGACCTGATGGTCTGAGACTTTTTTCTGCTACTGATAGATTTGGTGATTTTAGTCTTGCTACCGTATCAAAGCCAGTACAAGATGAAATATTAGATTTGATTACGAGTAGTCCAAATGGTTTTTCTAGTACAGTTATTCGTGAGAAAAGTCAATACAGATTATTTGGTTACAACACTGGTTACACTAATGCTTCGGCTAAAGGGATTGCGGCCACTCAATTACAAGATGGTATATCATTTAATGATTTACGTGGGGTAAATGCTTACGTCGTACACAGTGAATATGTAGATCGTACTGAGCTTATCTATTTTGGTGCAAGTGACGGTTACATTTACAGAATGGAAGATGGCAATAGTTTTGATGGAGAAAAGATACAAGGTACATTTGCTACCCCTTACATACCTCTAGGTGATCCTACTGTTCGTAAAACTATATACAAAGGTATAACATATTTAGATGTAAACGGAGAGGTAGACATTAGATACTCTCTTAAATTTGACTTTGACCAACAGAATGTTATTCAACCAGATTCACTACTTTTTTCAAACCTTGCAGCTTCATCTATATCATATGGTGCTGGGGTTTATGGAACATCCTCATACGGGGGTAAACAAAAGGCAATCTACGAATTGCAAACAATAGGTTCAGGTTTTACAGTGTCTATTCTGTATGAGACTATAGGAGATACAATAGACGCTGTATTTACTATTGATGCTGCAACTTTGCAGTACACTACTAACGCTAGGAGATAAGAAATGGGAACAGGCTACACAAGGAATGACACGCCTAACAACATAGCTGATGGTAACGTAATCAATGCGTCAGACCTTGATGGAGAGTTTGATGCGGTACAAGCTGCGTTTAACGGTTCAACTGGACACTCACACGATGGTACGACAGGTGAAGGACCACAGATTGCTGCAGGAGGTATAGCAAGTGATGCTGTTACAACTGCAAAGATATTAGATGGTAATGTTACTAGTGCAAAGTTAGATACAAACATAGCTATATCAGGTACTTTAGGTGTAACAGGTGTTTTATCAGGCACATCTCTTGATATCTCAGGAGACATAGATGTAGATGGAACAACTAATCTTGACGTAGTTGATATTGATGGAACATTAAATGTAGCTGGTGAAACAACACTACAAACACACCTTAACATGGGTGACAATGATATCATTAAGTTAGGTGCAAGTGCTGACCTACAGATTTACCATGATGGCACGAATAGCCGTATTGATGATGCAGGTAGTGGTAGATTAATCGTTAGAGGTGACGGTGGTGTTTCTTTTGAGAAATACACTGGAGAAACAATGGCAATCTTAAATGCCGATGGTGCTTCTAGTCTTTACTACGACAACTCCGAAAAACTAGCCACAACCGCCACAGGCATTGACGTAACTGGCACTGTCACGGCTGATGGGTTGACGTTAGGACACCAAAATTATATCTCTTGGGCTGACAGTGGTGGCACAACAAGAAGTGCAATTCAATTTGATACAGACACTTTAAATATTGGTGTAAGTGGTAATATAGACAATACCATAATTAGGTCAAATGGTGCAGATAGAATAAAAGCAGACAGCAACGGAGACATCAGCTTCTACGAGGACACAGGCACAACACCAAAGCTATTTTGGGACAGTAGTGCTGAGAAATTGGGAATTGGACATTCAGCACCTGCTACAGAAATAGATATAAGACAAACGAACACAGGTGCTGATACAGGTATAAGGGTTTATAATCTTGATAATAGCAACACTACAACACAAACAGCATCTTTATTTTTGTCACCAGATAGTAGAGGAAATGGTGCATTAATATCTGCTTTAAAAGAAAATGCAGATTTTTCTACGTCGGCAGGAAGAGATGTTTCACTAGTTTTTTCACCAGTTCAAAACAACACTCAAACAGAACGTATGCGTATTGATTCATCAGGCAACGTAGGCATAGGTCTTTCATCAAGCATTGATAGAAAATTACACGTTGAAGTAGACAATACATATGCTGCTAAGTTTGGTGGCACAGCAGGTGGTGATTTTGCCATTGAGATAGGACAAACAGGAACTAGTAGTTCGGCAGGTTTTAATGCTACTGGCACTGGTGGTGCTATGAAATTTTCAATTTCTGGCTCAGAAGC